TGTGAAATCATCGTATTAAGTATTGCTAATGCGATGCCTGCGGTGCCAAGTGTTACGCCCGCACCCTCAAGGACATTTTTAAGAAATCCCTTTTGAGCACTTGTAAATAGTGTCGATAAACTAGCCATCTTGACGTACTCCAGCAACAATATAGAGGGCATGTAATGAGCCTAAAGCGACAACAATTGGATATACGAATGTTGAAACAGCTTCACACCAAATTGTGAAATCAAAAGAGAAATCAAGTGTTTGACCATTCCAATTAAACGTTAATGGAATCTTTGCAGGGCATGAAGTTGAGAAGCTTATTGTTGTATCAGGTTCTGTTTGAACAGGAGTATCTATATCAACTTCTGTATTTTCTTTTTCAGGTTCTTTTACCCAATCCTTAACAGCGGTCCAAGCTTCTGAGACAGATTTAGCCCATGAATCTGCTTTTTCATTTGTTGTATTCCACCAATCTGTTAATGTCGTGGGGAAATTAATGACAACTTGAGCTGCTTCACAAACCTGTGGCGCCCAACCACAGAAAGTTGGGAATTCAAGAGCGAGATCAGTACCGCCTGTTTCAGTATTAGGCTTTGCTTCACCCGTTGCCGTATTTGAATCAGCATCAGTTTCTGTTTTTGAATTGGCTTCTAGTTGATTAACGATGGGACGAGCTTTTGCATCATCTTTTTGAGCATCATTAACAATATCCGCAGCAGCTGCAGTTGTTGCGACTTGAGCGTCTGAATTGCCAGCTTCTGCATTAGAAATTACTTTTTGTGCAACTACATCAAGTGGTATTGATTTAGTATCATCTGATTGTTCAGGTTTGGGAGGATTAGATGCAACATAATAATAATTAAAGCTTACTGATCGTTTTGATTCATAATTAGAAGAATCTTTTACATTGCAGAGTGCAGTAACTTTACCAGTTTCACCGGGTACGTACATTCGACTAATTGTATGTGAAACATATGTATAGCCGTACAAACTACCCTCGCGCGTACATGCAGTTTTTGCAGCATTTGTTAAATCAGTTGTATAAGCATTTTGGTATCCGTAAAAATCAACAATTCCGAAATACTCACGATAATCTGGTGGTGTAGCTGATGAAGTTGTATCAGGTTGTTTGTAAACAATTGAATTATTAGCAGGGTCAAGAATCCAATCAACTGCACCTAACATTTCTTGAACTGCAACAGATAAAGCAACACCAGCAACGCCTTTACCGAGTAATTTAGCAACTTGAGATGCATTTGGTGTAATTAATGCTATTGATGTTTTTGCTACATTTTTACCGTTAATGATGACGTTTTTTGCACCATTGTAGAGTGTTGAAGCACCTTGAGCTAAAGGATTTGATAAAGTCCATCCACTCATACCAGCAGCACGAGCATTGAAAGGCATCATATAGACTGAAAACATTAGCAATATTGCTATATATTTTTTAAAACGACCCATGTGACCACCACTACTGTAATCGGCAACAGCCAATAAAAAATTGATGCAGATTCCATATAAACATCCTAATAAGTAAGCCCCCGTAGGGGCTTATTTTTAAGCTGCGTTAGCACCTTTATTGAGCTTTTTATAGCCAATAATCAGAGCAGTAAGAGTTGCGGCTACAACGAAAATTGAGATGATGATTGCTTGACTAGCAGTTAATTGACCAGTTACGGCAGTACCTACAGCAGTCAAATCTTCAGCAGCATGAGCAGAACTCACTACTGCATAAGAACCTACAGCAGTTGCAGTAGCACCGATTTTATTGCGGAAACGTTGAAACCAAGTTTTTTGATGAACTTCTTGATCGATACGAGTTACATTTTTAAGACCCATGACATTTCTCCTTTTAAAATTGTCGTTTAGGCTAATTTCGCGGCTTTCATAATGAAGCTGTAAGCTATTAATAAACCGCATATCTTTGCTATCTCGATTGAGATCGCAATAGAATCTTGTTGCGTAATTGCAAGGCTAGAAAAGAAATAAGATGATGATAAAGGCACGTATTCGACACAACGTTGAACGTTGTCAATAATCTCTAATGAAGAACATGCATATAAAACCATCTTATTTTTCAACCTTTACACGATGAAACATGGAAAGAATATTGTTGCTGATGTAAGTACGTGCCACAGATCGGACACGAATACGTCAGAATATTTGAATAGATCATGCAGTTGCCTTTTGAGGAACAAGATCCTTAATGATTGTCACAGTTGTTTTACCGTTAGAAACTTGTTCTAAGGTTGCATCGGCAACAAAAGGAAATTTTTGCCCTTTAATCTTTTCAAAATTAAAAGATGTACCCCATTTCATTTCTGAACCGACCTGACCAGCAAAGTTTTCACCTTCTTGTAAATCAGCTTGGTGATAGATCGTCGTTGAATCAAAAGGACGACCGTTATATTCACCTTTAGACGCTTTGGCACCAAGTACGACCATTTGTGTTTTGAATTGCATTGATAAAATCCTTATAAGTTGAATCATTTAGACCTTGAACACCCACGAAAAGTGGAAATTCATCGTGTGATCTAATGGGTTGTTTTAAACGGATGGACTGCATTACTACAGCATGAGAAAACTTAAGACGTTTTGGCACTTCATCTTTTGGAGATGAAAGCATTGAAATTAATTCATTTGGTTCGATAATTTTCGAGAATTGGCGAATGTATTTACCGAATTGATCTTTAACAATTTGGATCGCTGAATCCCAGTTTATTTGAGCCTGTTTTTTAACAGTTTGAATTTTTTCAGGTGTACAGAATTCTTTTTCTAAAGTTTCTGCAAGCCATTCAAAGCACGGATAAGAACCTAAAAAATATTGGCTTGGTGATAGCAAAATATCTAAAGGGATATAACGATCTTTGCCTTTAAACTCAACTTCAGCACGACACCAAGGACTTAGAGGACTTCCCTCTTTTTTACCACGCTCATAGAAACGACAGTATTTACCACTTGTACGGTCACCAATACAGAAGGAACGACCTTTACCGTTCGGACGCTTCCAAGAACCAAACATTTCGATTTTTGGTTCACGACCACCACACCAAAAGCCGTTGTGATCATCCCAGTAATTTGCAAGATCAACTGAAATGTATTTACCTTCAAAATCATCAAAGGCAAGATCGACACGTGTGAGCTTTGGTTTAATTGCAAAAGTTTTGAGGAAACGATAAAGGTTTACATTCCAACCTTTTCTGGCAAGCGCACAACCAGTACCATTGATTTGAACTGAAATTTTTTTAGAGCTATGACCATATAAGACCATGCCCATCATATCTTGCAATTCGTATGCATACTTATAATTATGCATACCTTTTTCACGCTTCTTTTCTAAACCAAAGCCAAAAATTTCGTATAAATGTTGATCTAAAAAAGTCTCAATTGCATAGGTAAGCGTAGCTTCAACATGATCAGGATGTATTGAAGAATATTCTTGACCTAAAGTTGAAGCATCAAAACTAAAAGTAATCCAGTCATGAGAGGCAATACCGTATTCATCACAAGGAACAGAATGCAATACAGGTAAATTGCCCTTTTCTGTAAGAATCATTTTTACGTTGTCTAGCTTCCGTGGAAAAGTGAATTGATCACATTCAAGGCGAGAATCGACTGACGTTACCCCCATATTATAAATGGGGGTAGAAACAAGACTGTTTTCAAGTGATTTTAAAGGGCTTTCCACCGTGTTTTTACCGGTTTTGATGCTTTTTTGAACAGTTTTGTTTTGTGTTGGCTGTTCTGGTGAAATCATGATTAAACGACCATGAGAATCCAAATTCATTGGAGGAATAGACTTTGACATTTCAGCAATCCCCCATTTCTTCTTTTAATTCTTGATTAGCAATTTTGTATGTCTGACCATAGGCATCAATCACCGAATAATCGTAAGCCCACTCACTAGCAACTAAAGCCAAATGCTCTAAACATTGTTCGGTAGAAAATGCAGGGACAAACACCTCAAGACATGGTTGACCATGTTCAGAAACAATTTGAGCAATCTTGTTAAAAGCAGATTGAATAAATTCTTGTTGATCTTTAAATATAATTTGAGTAGACATTGCAACAACATCACAAGCAACAATTTGACAGAAATATAACAGAATTGCACGCAACAACGCAACGTGTGACACAATAATGTTGTTGCATTAAACAATGTTAAGGTGTTGCATGAAAAAATCTGATCTATCAAAAACTTATAGAGTACGTGGCGAGTTTGTTGATTCAATTAAAGAAAAATCACTAGACTTTATTATTGAAACAAAGGAAAGAATTGAAGAAGCTGATATCATCAATGCATTGATTTATAAGCACTTAAAAGATATAAGTGCCAAAGATGTAACAAAATATATCGAAGAAGTAAAAAAAGCAGATTAATTATTTACATAGATCAAGATGATTGAATTTTAGGGTGAGAAATCACCCTCTTTTAACTGGGGAAAAGAATGGGGCTAGAAATTTTTTGTTTAATATTTGGTTTTATTGCTGGATATTTATATAGAAACTCAAAATCTGAACCAATACAAAAAAAGAATCAAACTCAAAGAAATAGACATATTTATTTGAATTATAACGAGAGACAAAGAGCAAAATTAAATCATCAAAGTGATGCAGATCGTATACGTGAATTAAATCTACTTTCACCAAATGAAAGTAGATTTATGAGACTTCTACAACACCAATTTACTGAAAATAAGCTAATAATTAAAAATAGACGTTTTTACATTGCTGACCAAGATAACTACCCTATTGCTATATTTGAATATCGTGATGGCACAAAGCCTTTAAGAGTTGTCGATAAAGAAGATGGACTACCTGTATTTTTGTATAAAGCCATTCTCTCCAGTGAGGCACTAGCAGAAGATAAAAATAGCTTGGAAGTCGCATAACGAAGCTATTATGTTAAATAAGATATCCAAGACTGTAGCCTACGCAACGCTATTGTTGCTACAGATCAGCAACGTGAATCTCTACAATGATAATTCACGTTGCTGATTATCTTGAGTAACATAATATTCGTTATGCAAAATCCTGCGCTATCTCAATCTATCTATGTGATGATCTAATTTTATAAATAATAATTTGAGTTGATCTATTTCATCGTAATTGTCTAAGTCTAATTCCCTGATCTGGTCTAAGTACTTCTCCAGTGAATCACGCATAAAAACATAATCTGATTTATGTAATACCCCAATGTTTCTATTGTAAAACGTGGTTCGCCATACATGTTTATTGCTCA